TTTCCGTAATTTCACACTTATATTTGTGTGCTTTACAGATTTCATTAAACCACTTTATAAACTCCATATAAGATTTATTTTAAAAAATTAATTTATGAGTTTATCTACATAGTAAGTTGTCATGTGGGTGCATATTGAAGGGCCACCATAACCATATTTATCTACATAGTAGTTGTCATCACCATAACCATATTTAACTCTCGCTTGTTCAGCTTCTTCTTTCGTTTTATATGGTGCAAGTATCACACCATTTTTTTCATTTTGGTGTCTTGGTTCTTTTTCATAAACCGCATAATATTCTTTTTTAAGTGCTTCGTATTTCATATTTTATTTTTTTATTTTATGCTTCGCTCTTTCACAATAAAGTGTACAGGACACCATTCACTTTTTCTTTCTGATTCTGTTGTTTTTTCTTTCCATAATTTATCTGCTTCTTGTTCTGCATCAATTTTATTATAAAATAATAATCCAATTGAATGTTCTTGACTAAATCTTCCATTCAGACCAATGACTTCTACTATTTCAAATATTTTTTCCATAATTTTAATTTTTAGAACACTCACAAATTATTTCAATTTCATCTCCGTGGGTTTGAGTATCAATAGCACCCACCATTGTAAGTCCACATTGATACTCCATTTCCCATACGTGAAGAGAATTGTCCTCTCGTTTTATTTCAGACCCACATTTTGGACAATTATCAAATTCAATTTTCATTTTGTGATTCAGGTTCAACATTGTTTTCCAATTCACTTGGGTCAACAACTGAAAATCCAAGTTCTTGTCCACCTAGGGTAACTTTCAACTCGTTTTCTAATTGTTCGTTTTCAGTTAATTTTGCTTGATATTCTTTCAATTTTTGTTCCAACAATTGTGTGTATTGTTTTTGGAATTTTTTCTTTTCTGCCGCAATTTTTTCATTTCTTTTTGCAACTTTTTTTCTGTGTTCTTTTTTAGCCTTTCCCATCTGTAATATTAATTATTTGTTTAGTTATTGAATAAGTCTTAAATTGTTAATTTAAGATAATATAGAAAATCAACCTTGGATTGTCAAATGGTGTGATATAATGATTTCATTGAGGTTTAACTCTTTTAATAATATCTTTCATTCTTGAGAATACTTCCATACCAACAGGAAATGACATCAATGAATTTAAGAATTGATTGATATAAGCATACATTGATATTGCCTGACCTTGAGTCATTTGGAAATTGAAATTGGTAAATATTATTAAGGATCCCACCAAGAATATACTTTTTGTTATGTTCAATGATGCCCAATTTCTGCCTTGTAATGTTGATTGTAATATTATTACTCTTGCTCTACGTTTATAAAATGTCTCAATTACTTCATCGTCATTTGATTCCATTGCACGAGTTTTTTGTTCGTAGTGGGTATGTTCAACTTTTGTAACCTGGTCAATCTTACTATAAAAAATATAAACAATTATTATGATTGGTAAGATACAACACATCACAATTAAACCTGTAATCCAACTCTGATAGAATATAAAAAATAAACTACCAAATAAACTCATAAATGACCATAAGAAATAATAAAGTCCATGTTCCAAGAAATTTATAACATAGTTGGATAAATCAGTTCTTGCAACTTTAACTGAGGTGTCAGCATCTTTATTATTCTTTAAGAATTTAAAAATTAAATCATTATAAATTTTGGTATATATCTTGGTGTCAAATACCATTCTTCTATACATAAAAAAATTATGTAATAACTCTATAATCAAGAATACAAATAACCAAACATAATTTTTATTCAACAATCCATCAATTGCTTTTCCTAGAATAAAAGGCTCAACTAAAAACAATAGTTGAGCTATGAATATGTAAAAGTATATCATTAATAAAGAAAACTTATATTCCTTTATTATCCCATAAATGTATTTCATTAATCTAAATCTTATTTTGAATTTTCAATTTTTGATAAGTTTCTTCTGTTATATAACCAGTTTCACCATCTGGTGCCATTATAATATAACCATTTTCCAATTCTTTGACAACTACAAATGTATTCATAATTTTATCTAATATTTCTTAATGACCATATTCTTGTTTCACTGAACATATAGAAGTTTACAGCAATGATTTGGTTTGTTGAATCAATTACAATAAAATCAAATCCGTTTTCTTGAACTAATCTTGTTGCGGGTTCAACTTTACAATTTGGATATAATTTTTCCAAATGTTTTTGTCTATTTACTTGGTCAACACAAGATGTCATTAAAATGACTAATAATAAAAATAATAGTTTTTTCATATTCTTAATTTGATAATGGAAATTTAATCTTTGTATCTGTAATTGTCAAATTTTGGGGATTTTAATCTATTTTTCATAGTAGAAATAGGTATTCCTATTTTTCTTGCTGCAAAACTTAAACTTTCATATTCTATATCATCAACAATAACTTTTCTCATATTACCAGGTTTATTCCCCTTTAATGTTTCAGATATTTTTCGTTTATGTTCTTCACTTTTTGGTTTAGAATTAAATTTACTCAAAATTTCTCTAACTTCTTTAGTGTGTGTTTTTCCTTTAAAAGGGTTATTTTCTTTTCTAATTTTTGAGAGTTTTTGTCTCATTTCATCAGTCCAAATAATTCCTTTTTTTCCTTTATTCTTAATTCTAATTTTTTCTCTAGTTTCATCAGATACAACTCTCCCTATAGCTTTTTTTCTAATTTTATTTTTAGTTTCTTCACTACATTTTTTACCATAATTTGGATTCTTATCCCCCGCAAACTTACCTTTCAATGAGTTTGAAATTTTTTTCCTTGTTTGTGTTGAATTAATTTTACCAACAAACCTACCCTTGTTTGATTCACTTATTTTTTTTCTAATTTTGTTTTTATTTGGGTTATTACTTATAGTATCTCCACCATCACCACCCAAAGAAATATTATAACCCTCATTAATCGCATTTAATTTTTCAATCCAATATTTTTCCCTTTCGTTTAATTGCTCTTTTGTTTCACAAATTTCTAATATTTCCTTTTTGAAGTTTTCTTTTCCATATTTTTTGATTGCTAACTTCAATTTTTTTCCAGACCCATAATAGTTTGGGTTATTATGAGTATCTTTACCGATATAAAATTTTTGATTTATTAAATTTGTTGTTCTGTAGATTATCATATGGTTTTACCTCCTTACCATATAAATATCTAAATATATCAGAAAAATCTTATATCGCTAATTCTAATTTTGAATTAATTTTAGTTATACCACTCATATTGTGAATCTTAAAATCATCTATAGTATAATCATAGAAGTTTTTATCAGTTAATAACTCAATAAATGGATGATTTTGTTCAATAGGTTCTTTATTTATCAACTCAGTCACCGCATCAAAATGTCTATCGTAAATATGTAAATTACCAACTAAATGACAAAATTTTCCTAATCTATATCCACAATGTCCAGCAACCATCATTTGTAGTGCAACATATTGGATTTTATTTATGTATCCAGCGACCAAGTAGTCATTTGACCTTTGGTATAAAGTTAAATCTAAAATATAATTGCCATTAACTTTTCTTACATGGAATTCAGCTAAAAATGCACAAGGATGAAGTCCATCACTTTCAATCAAATCTGATTCTTGATAAAGATTTATGATATGTCTTCTTGAAAATGGATTATTTTTCACTGAATCTAAAACTTTATTCATAATATCCCACTTCTTAACAGTTGCACCATATCTTAATCCTATAGTATCGTCACCTACATTCCATTCATCCCACCAATTAATACCCATATCACGAGCAACTTGTAATGAGGATGTTTGTTTTTGGTAAATCCATAATATTTCTTTAATACCAGTTTTGATTGCCGTTGGTCTTAATGTGGTTATTGGAAATTCACCTTTTGAAATATCATATTCCTCATAGACCTGAGTGATAAATTTGGTATGTGCTGGTGTTCCATCCTCATATTTTGGTCTAGGATTCTCATCCCAAGAACCCTCTGACATAATTTTGGATATATTTTGTATATAGTACTTATCAGCTTTGTTCATATAAATGTGGATTATTTTCTAAAATGGTGGCAATTGCTCCAACTATTTCTTTTGGTGTAAAGGAAGTTTTCCAATCACATTCTTCAGTAACTTTATTTACCCACTCCATATAGAGTTTATATAGTTCTTCTTTATTTATTTTCATTTTTGTTTTCTATTAGTTTCATTATATCTCTAGTGAGAGAACCTGCAGTTTTAGTTCCATCAATATTCCACTTAATAATAAGTGTTTCAATTTCTGAGTAGAGTGTTTGTTGTTCTTTATTCATGAATTTCTTCAACTTTTAGTATTTTACAATCTTCAACATTAGAACATTCTAACATTTCTTCTTTCCACTTTTTTAAAGTTTCCAAATCGGTGGTTTCTCTATAACCAATAGTATAATGGTCATTTCTTTCATCTAAGATGAGACCTATGTATTTTTCTTTATTCATAACTCGTTATTGTTTTATGGTTGTATCTTAATGAAATTGCTCGTTTAGGTATATTATTCTCGTCATATTGGTTATGTGTGAATATGTTACCTGCT